GTTTTCAGATTTAATAAAATCCATTATATATTTTGGGCTTATTTTTTCTTTTTGGTTAGGAGAACCATAATAGTTGTCGTGTTCTACTTCTAACTTATAGTCTCTTGCCTTTGCAAAATCTTCAAGATATGTATAGAGACCAACAGGCAAGTCCATGGATTGTATATTAAATAATCTGATTTTACCATCCCATACTCTGTTCTTATATGCAGGCATAAATTTATACCCTGGAACATAGAATGAGAAAAAATCTGATAATTCGTTTGCGATGCCCCAATCACATTTTATATCAAGAACAGAGTGGTTTCTATTTTTAATTTTAATAATATCCATAAACCAAGTCCATATAAATACAATACATATACACTATATATAACTATATTTAGGAGCAGTTTATGAGCTATATTGTGCATGAAAGGTATTCATACACAGGTGATGAAATTTTTGATTCAGCTGGAGAATTTAATGCCTGGTATCATTCTGTAGATTCTGATTTTATGTCTGCTGTACAAACTGCAACAGGATCTTCATTTGATACGAGTATCAAAACACTAAAAGAAAATCAATCTAAAACAGAAACATGGGATCTAGATGGTCAGATACTTGATCGGTATACCACATGGCCAGATAAAGCTACATATTTAACTTGGTCTAATTATTATCAATCTTTTGATTATACAAATTCTGCATTTGATAATGTTACCATTGGTGGTATGGGAGTAAGTTATCCAGCATTAGATGTGAATAAAACTACAATCTTACCGGATGATTCAGCTTAACCTCCTGCTTCAAACATTCGCCACTTAATCATATTTCCAATAGTTTGATGTCTCCAGTTAAGATTAGAGACAATTTCTGTAAGAGTTTCTACCATGGTTTTATAGTATTCTATGATCTCTTCTGATTTCTGTATATCAATATCTGAGTCATAATAGTAGTTCATATCCCCTTTCATGACTTTGAGTCCATTAAAGGGGTCATATTCCCAACCACACTTTTCTATTTGCTCACGATCCATCTTTCCGTTATAATATAGCCACTTTTTCTGTAACAAAGTCTTCTGATTCATTTCAGATTTTTTTCGCATCAGTTTAGCATTGGCTAACAGCTCAAGATATTTTGCGTGAAGTGCTGGCGTTTTCCGAGATGTTTCGTCAAGAGATGAGTGATCTATCTCACTATCTTCTTGCCACATTTTCAATATTTCTTCTAAGTTCATAATTATCTTTCATAATGTATTACGCGTATATTTATTTAAAGGAAAATGTATTATATCTGAATGTAATAGGTACAACAATAGGTTCTACAGAACCAACATTGGTAGCAAGTAACATAGTTCCTATTGATGTAGGAAATGCTGACTTATAAATAATTTCTCTGGTTGGAATATTTGAATTATTTAAGATTATCACAGATATATCATACTCTTGTGCATCTTGTTCTACTATTGATGATACTCTACCGATCGGACTATTTTTCTTTTGCTCAATGATAGAGGTTTGCCAATTAAGCAATTCTTGGTAGACATGCAAATCTTCGTCCATAATACAATCAATAGTTAATTCATCATAAACTAATTTATCACCTGGCTCATATATATCTGTTCTTCTATATGACAAAGGCGCTTGACCCAGTGATATAGAAGGATGTGAGACAGATTGTGCAAAAAATTCTAAATTAGCAAATCGCTTTCTATAGATTACAACCTTGAAACCTGAAGGTTGTAAAAAATTAGAATTTTGAAGTGTTGATTCTGTAACCATTTTAAAGCCCTTGTGGTGTTATACCACTATTTATATAGGTTATGCACCTATCAAGGTAACTAAAAAATGATGTAAGGCTTTAAATAATTGTGCATCATTGTATATAAGCAACCAAAGCACTACAATGGCTATTGCAAGTCTCATTACCACTCCTTTCGATCTTCTTCATTATCATAGCCATACTTGTAGGCTTCAATCTCACCAATAGTCATGTTTTCTTTTTCTACACGCTCTGATTGCATTGTAGCTCCAACATAATAATGTGGTGTGTAGGGGCGACCATAATATGCATCAGCACTGCCCCGGTCTTGAGGAGAACCGTGCCGGGGCAACTCATCTATTTTGATTACATCGAGATCATATTTCATAGTCTTTACCCTCCTAAAACACAGACATCGTCCCCGACACTGCCTCTGACAATGCCTAAGACATCGCCACAGACATTGCCTAAGACACTGCCCTCAACGTTGCCACAGACATTGCCCCCGACATTGCCCCGGACACTGCCACAGACCTTGCCCTCGACATTGCCGTAGACATCGCCACAGACATCGCCACAGACATCGTGGATATACAGCTTGCCATCCTCGTCTACAATAAAGGTGACGAGTTCCGCAATTTGATCCAGTTGGTCTTGCGTCATATTTGTTTTGAGTTTTTGTTCAGTCATTTTGTTTCTCCTTGATTTCTTTCATACATTCCTAAAGGTGGTCCAATTAGGACTCTTTGGCATCATCAGTCTTTACCCTCCTAAAGCACAAAAGATCAGAAGCCATGGCACCATGTGGATCATGACCAAATTCACAGTCAATAGTATTAACTGTATTATAAGAATTGTCCGAGAGCTCATTATGCTGCCTCCGAAAATTCCTCAAATTCCCGTTCCATTGCAGCTTCAATCAGCCCAGCGAGACGTTCATAGTTTTCAGCCATATATGCTACTTCTTCCAGCACCCGTTCCCGATCATGACCAAAGTTATCAGCCCGGCGGACAATGCCACGACACTGCTTTGCAATACCAAGTGCGGACTGGATATCAAAACCGTTCATAGTGTGTCTCCTTTTTTCTCACTATATGATCACTATATCATATGTGCCTATAGATGTAAACACATTTAAAAATTTTTTTAGTAAAAACTTGCAAGTGTTACATTTATGTCACTGTATCATAAATGTAACACCTATAAAAAACTTTTAAAAAGTGCATTTTAGGTGTTTACATCTATGCCTACATGTGTTATGATCTAAAAGTTCGAAGGGAGAACAAAAACACATGCCTAAAATCAAGCAAGTAGCCAAGTCATCATCAGAGTTTAAACAGGTGGAAGCTATGGTCAACAAGTGCCTGCGCCACCTGAGTAAGAAAGAATACGGTATCGTTAAGAACTACCGCGATGCTAAGGCAGATGCTCGGAATATCCTTGAGGTCTATAATCAACCAATCCGTTCTCGTGCCGGTGCGTACCGTATCATGCTATGCGTAAATAACTTTGGGCTAAACTTGGGGAGCTTCCATGAATATAAGAGCTTCAAGGATCATCCTACCATTGGTTCCTTGAAGGGTGTCAGCAAAGAGAAAGCTCTCTTTGCTCTTGTGGCTCATGAGGTATCACACCACGTGCAGTATAAGTTTCTGAAATATGATAGCCGGTACAAGCACATGTACAGTAAACCTCACGGTAAAGGGTTCAAGCTTATCTATAATATCTTGCGCAGGGACTTGGTTAACCCTAGCTAAAAATAATGTATCATAAATGTAACACCTATAAAAAACTTTTAAAAAGTGCATTTTAGGTGTTTACATCTATGCCTACATGTGGTATATTAAATTATCAGAAGTGAGGAGCTACCAGATGTTACTACCAAACGGTTCAATGATTAAAAACGACGTTATCGAAGCTTTTGACTTTGCGGTCGGCGATCCTTCCAACCAAAAAGATGGTGGCATTAACTGGGACTTTGTGTCAGCAGATATGCACATGGATCTTTTTGGCCTATACAGCGACAATTATATTCATGAGTGCTTCGAAGCTTTGGTAGACAGCCATCTTGCTTGGTGCGAGATATAAAGAGGAAAGACAGATGACTAAACTCACCACACTCATCAACCGCGCAGCCAACGACAGCACTACTTACTATGCCGCTCAACAGGGAATTTTCTTTGACAGCATGGACGACATGATCGCCGAGGTTGAGGATGCAGGGTTCAGCACACAGCAGAATGATGGCGAGCGGGTTCTGGTCGGCTTCAAGGTTTGGATGACCCGCTACGGGGTAATCACACCTGTGAACACATCAAACCTTTAATCAACGGGGCATACTGCCCCGCCAACAAAACCCAAAAGAGGAAAGAAAAATGAACAGCTTCAAACAATCCGCTAAAGTTACTGGTGAACTTATTTTTCACATTCTGTACCATGATCTGGACAAGCTTGACCGTAATGAAGCAGAGGATAAGATTGCTTGTGATATCCTTGGGGGATTTCTTCCTCCGTTGGATCAATTAGAGGTTGATATGGCCTTTGAAGTTTCAGCCGATTACCGTAAAGAATACTCTGCGAACACATGAGTGATCGACTAAACAAGATAGAAGAACTGATGGTTCGTCGTATTAAATTTGTAGAGAAATCAGAATGAATATTTTTGTACTGGATAAAAATCCAATTCGTGCGGCTCAGTTGCAGTGTGACAAGCACGTGGTAAAAATGATTGTAGAAAGTGCACAAATGCTCTCTACTGCCCATCGTATGCTAGACGGTTATGTTGAAAAACGCACTTCTAAGTCTGGCAAACGGATGGTCAACTACTGGGTTCACCCTAATTCAAATCTGGAAAATACTTTATACAAAGCAGTTCATCATGGTCACCCTTGCACTGTTTGGACTATGGAATCTCTTGCAAACTATGCTTGGCACTATGACCATTGGTGCGCTCTTGCTATTGAGTATGAATATCGGTACGAGAAGAAACATTCTACGTTTGCAAAGCTAGAAGAAGTATTGTCCATACCACCTAAAAACATCCCACAAGATGTTAACCAAACACCCTTTAAACTTGCCATGCAACACGAACCACAGTGTATGCACGAAGATGATCCAGTACGGTCATATCAAGAATATTACCAGACCAAACAAGACCGTTTCAAAATGTCGTGGTCAAAGCGTGAAGTGCCAGAATGGTTTCATTTGAACACGCCTAATATACCTGGCTGACGTCTTCCTCTGTGCTCATTTGTATAATAGAAATAGTCTGGATCATGGATCAGATCAAATAGACCGGATTTTTTTACAGCACGTTGTACATCAGGTAACTCTATGTTGTCCATCATAATGACTTTAGGCTTGAAGGATAGAGCAAGTTGAATGTCAAGGTAAGGAACATTTCCATTATGACTACCATCGATGAATACCATATCATAATGTTCACCTGTTGATTTAACATAATAAGTTGATGTAATTTTTTGATACTCTACTCTGTGGCCATATTTTTTCTTTAATGCAGCACCAGCACCAACCGAAAAGTTGTTGGGGTCAATTGTTTTAATTTTATCTAGATGATATAAGTGTTCTAAAAACAAAGTCGTAGAGTATCCAGCAAAGGTACCAATCTCAAATACTGTTTTGATTTTATATTTTTTACCAATATTTGCAACCCACTCATGTAGTTGCGGATTATTATACGGCAGATAACCCCAACCTTGCATACCAATTTTTGGGTCGTGTTGGTTCTCATCAGGCACCGGTAAAAAACTTACGTCTAGCATTATATACTCCTTTTCATTATATATCCATTATATATCCATAAAAAAAGAGGCGCCGAAGCGCCTCTAGTTCAGATAGTGGTTGTTTCCACTTTCTTTTTTTATTATGCACCCAGAATGGAGTCCACTCTAAAGATACGGTAGTACTGGTTGGTCTTAACTGCAGCAAGACCGTCAG